GAAAATCAAGCCTCTTAAACATTGTCGATTATCCCAGATGAAGTTCTTCTACTGGGATCCGAAAGATGATCCAAGAGAGCCTGAATATTGGGAAGACTCACCTTCGGGTGGGTCTTTTTTATGACACTAAGTTTGTATTTTCTGTCGTAATTAGAGTATCTGACATGTATTGACTATTTCTATCATACTTCATTATTCTCTTATGTTCGTTAAGGAACATTTGTAGGAATGAACTTTTCAGTGGTCTTATTTCTCTTTTGACTTCATTTTTTACAGTTTCGTAATCAAAATTGGAAATACCTACAATTGGTGAAATTGTTTCTCCAGTATATGTTGTAGAAGATCCTGATTCATATTGAGTTCCACTACCAGATAGGTGTTTATCTGGATCTAAAGTTCCTATAGAGGATGGATTTGGTCCAGACCATTTATTTCCAGACCCACCATATCTCGCTGCAGGACCATCAATTTTGAAATCTTTATCTACTACTTGCCCTTCAGGTAATATTAGACAATTATTTTCATCTCTAACTTCTAATGTTTCATAATGATGAATTTCATGCATTCCTGCAAGACCATATTTTTCTTCAACATATTCATATAACTCTTTACTGGATAGTGGCCATTGATCTCTAAGGTTTGTTATTCCACATGAGATAATAACTACAAAATCTAGTTCTGCATCACCATATAGTTCTTCCGCAACAGTATCTGGTCTTGCACCATCTGCTATTAAAAAAGCATTGAAGATATTTGATCCTGGTTTTATGGTATTTAATAATTTATTTCTACGAAAAAGATTTTTAATTATAATAAAATCTTTTGATGATTTTTTATGAGATAAAGGTGATTGATACCTTATATTTGGTAGTTGTTTTAAATATGCCATTAGAATCCAACTCCTGTAGATACATCATCATAATCTTCATCATATATTGGATTTGTTTCTTTAAATACCATTGAAACTTTCATATGAACTGGTGTAGAATCTCCATATGTTGAATATGTTCCAGCACCAGTATAATTAACAGATAAATTTGTTAATGCACATGCTTTAAAAGAATTTAAAAATGGATGATCTTCTCCTCCACTTAAATATCTTAATAGGAATAAATCAGGTGAACTAAGATATAAACCCCTACCACCAGATTCAGCTCCAGTTTTAGGAGCCATGGATTTTTTCAATTGTCTTATTATTTGTTTTGCTCTGAAACCTTCATCAACACTTCTTGGTGTAAAGGTAAAATCAAATTTAAATTCTCTTAGAGTAACACCATCAAATAATAATTCTTTATTACTGTTTAATATTTTTCCTAAAGCTCTTGACATAACAGTGTTTGGTGTAACATTTGCTCCAAATTGATTGATAGCAACACCAGCTATTGATGCTCTTATTGTATTTTGAATAGTCTGACTATCTGTTCCTATACCCTCAAGATTTGCAGATCCAATCATACTATTTAATAATTCCTGAGATTTATTTAAGGTTTCACCAGGTTTGTTCATTAAACCTTGGGCAAAATCTAAACCAGCTAAGGTAAACATATTCATGGAATTAGCATTCCATGTGACAGCATTACCATCATTAACTTGCTTTGGTATTGGCAATTCTACATAAAAATTTGTATCAGTATCTTGTCCACCAGTATATCTTTTATTACTATGTTGTCCATATCTATCACTTGTTTCTTGTCCAGATAAATTCCCAACAGTACTACGATCAAACCCCTTGTCTAAAATTTTAGATTTATCAGCCTCACTCAGAACACCATCTTTACCCATTGCCATCTCCCATTTGCTAGTCTTGGTGTTCCACCGTACTTTTCTACCCTGAAGTGCTCCATAATATTGAGCATTTTGGACACCGTCTGCTCCTCCACCTAAAAGACTAAACCCTAAACCTTTTTTTGGTGGTTTATATTTTACTGACTGTATTAATAAACTATCTTCATTAGTCCCTCTTTTTAATGGGTAACTTAAAAAGAATGAGTTTCCATTTTTTTGACCACCAGTATAATGCGTCCCACCTACGTTTCCACCAACAGATTGAAGATCCCTAGAACCAAATTTACTTGCTAATTTTCTAATTCCTGAAAGCATTATTAGTCTCTAGATCAGTATTATCAGCTATTTATACGGAATTTTGCGAAAGGTATACCATCAAGATCAGAAAGTTCATTATCATTGATTTCATACAATCCACCAGGCACTTCATTCCAAGTATATTGCCTATGATCGTTCCAATGAAAATTGATTGCACGAAATCCCCATTCAAATATTGCAGTTACTCCTACTAAAGGATTTTGATCATACCTTATATTAGGTGTTTTAGGTGTATATACAAAAGTGTAGAATTTTCCTACTTCAGGAACCTTTCCACCTTCATTTAAGACGCTAATAATTTCCATCATTAGATCATCAGGATCTTCTGTCCCGATTAGATTATCTCGTATCTCTCTAACTCTACTCATTTAATTCCTAGTTCTTTTTCAGTAACTACTTTAAATTCCCATTGACGATCTGCACACCATTCTCTTGCTTCTTTCCATTTTGCTTGGTTCTTAGCATATTCAAATGCTTCACGAATATATCCTTTAGTTTGCCTTTTTGGTTTTTTAGGTGGACTACATTGTTTTAAAGGTTTAACTTCAATAACATATTTTTTTATAGCACCACCAGTTTCTTTTACCTTCATGTAGAAATCTGGAAAGTATCTGTGAGGTTTTTGATCTACGGGAGACACATAAGGTATTGCTATTTCTTCACTTGCCCATTCTAATACATTTGCATTCTTATCACAGTAAACCATAAATTTTCTTTCCCATAATGATCGAAATACTATATTAGTAGGATCACCTTTATATTTGCGAGGAAAAGATGGTTGATACTTTCCTTTATAAGCCATCTAAATAGAAATGATATAATACATCTATTTAGAGTGCCAGCACCAATTCCAAGGAAAATATCGCAAATGATGCCAACTTTTCAGAATGTGGCACAAACTTCCAATTATTTGGTTCAGTTTGGTCTGCCATCTTTTGGTGGGTTGAGAGGTTTTTTGCAGAAAAAAGGGATAGATTATAGATTTCATAATAATGAAATAGGTCTTTTGTGTAGTAGTGCTTTTCTACCAGGATCTGCATTTGCCCCAGAAGTTGTAACAGGTGAATATCAGGGGGTAGTTGAAACTATACCTCATACTAGAAATTTTACTAGAATTAAATTAGAATTTTATGTAGATAATGAATATAAATCTTTGAAATTTTTAGAACATTGGATGGAGTATATTAGTGGTGCAAATTCAAAAGTATCTCCTTTAGATGATGCATATTATTTTAGATTTAATTACCCAGAAGAATATAGATCAAACCAAACTAAGATAATTAAATTTGAAAAAAATTATAGACAGTTTCTTGAATATACTTTTAAAGGACTATTTCCTTTAGCATTGGATTCTACACGAGTTCAGTATCAAGATTCTAAAGTTTTAAAAGCAACATGTTCTTTTGCTTATGAGAGATATATTTGTGGAGAAGCTTCATCTGCTTCTGATAGAAGAGGAACTAGTATGAATAATAAATCTCAAGCAGCTAGTAGATTTGGGGGCAGTATTGATTTTGGTTCTCCACAGGATGCTCTTAATAATGGTGCTCCTACAACAAATGAAGTTGTAAAAGAAGTTAATAAGGTTAAAACTATTACTGGTCAAGATGGGTTCAAATATGAATTTGGTTCAAAAATAGATGAAACTTTTGGACATGAGATAAGAACTTTCAAATAACCCACCTATATACATATATGATTTGTTATAACATATTATGCCTTTACCAAAAATTTCAACACCTTCTTATGAGTTGGTAGTTCCTTCTACAAAGAAGAAAATTAAATTCAGACCTTTTTTAGTTAAAGAAGAAAAAATTCTTATTTTGGCTATGGAGAGTCAAGATAATGTACAGATTGCAAATGCTATTAAGGATGTTTTATCCTCATGTATTTTAACAAGAGGAGTTAAAGTAGAT